CTGTGACCTTGGCGGCTGCGTCAGTGAGTAACTCGTCGAAGCAGTCGTGATAGATGTACTGTGCCTGACATAGAACGTCATAGCATGTATGCACCTTGGGTAGATAGCGTTGATGATACTCGTCGCATAATGCAACGCCATGTAGTATGAGCCATGCAAGATTGTATTGATTGGCAGCAGCCCACTGCGTGCATGGATGGTTGCGAAATGCACCACGCTTGGTAGCATAGGGTGTGCCATCTTGTTTGTATAACTTGCCAACGCCGTAGTACCAGTCGCTGTATATGATAGCAAGCATCTGGCAAGTCTCGAGTGGCATCTTGACTATGTGCTTGTCGGGTAGGTTGCGGGCTGACTGTACTGGGCAGCGGTCGGTTACAAAGATGTTCATATTTATATTATAGTCGAAGATATATTTCTTTTCAACCTTTTGTTAGGAAATCCAGATAATTCCTGAGCATTGCCGTTGTGTCTGTATTGTTTAGACAACGCTCTGTATATTGGATAAGGACAGTTCGTCCATGTGCCATTAGTCATGCACATCCAGTCGTGGTCAAGTAGTATTGGTATCATACCCTTGTCGTCTATGTATGTTGGAAATTGGTAATACATTAGTCTTCCTCCTCTTCGTTTTGTTCTCTGTCCTCTGCTATCTCCAAGCAGAAGTACTCAAGCAGTTGTCTAACTGTGAGATCAGGTACTTTTAGCATGTCCTCCATGAAGCTACTGAATGAGTGCCTCGTGCCGTCGACCATGTAGTAGTACTCCTGTATGTAGTCAGACTGCCACTTGAGTTGTTCGGGTGTCTGTTGTGGTTGTGGTAGTGTTGTCATGTGTCTCCTTAGAATGTATCAACGTGTTCTTGAAGCTCCCAAGCATCACCTGTCTCTTCTCCAGAGCCAAGTGTACCCGGCACGCTTATGTAGAAGTATCCTATGTTCTTGCGTATATGTTCTTCTGCTTCCTCGACTGTCAAATCTGGGTCGCCTGTGTAACTGACGAAGCCCTCCTTGAGGCATCTGAATACGTGTGTTATCTCCTTTGGTTCTGCCATTAGTTCTTACCTCCGTCGATAACACCAAGCTGATCCTTGCGTATCTTTAACTCGATAGCTAGTACGTCGTCCTCGATCTGCTTTCTTGGTGTCTTGTGTAAGTCCCACTTGTGTCCAATGTCAGATGCAAGTACGTCAAGGTATAGATAGAACACGTCTTTGATGTAGTCCTTCTGATCTTGTGGTGTGTGATCTGTCATGCTGTATGCCTTCTGCATCATGCCGTAATGATTCCATGCATCAGGTGAGTCAAGCAAGTAGTGGTGTATGTATGAGTCGTACTCTTGATAGTAAGCAAGTACGTCATCCCACTCCTTGTGGTGTACAGCTTTACGCCAAGAACCATGTAGTAATATGTCCTTGATCTCAAGTGGATTGTATTGGTTTAGTATCTCTACGATAGGTTGATCTATAGGTGCGTGATCGGTCATGTTAAATAAACTCCATTGATGGTGTGATAAAGTGTCCAACTGCATCCTGTTGGAACATGTCTTTGTATAGCTGTACTACGTCTTCGATAGCTTGCTCATTGTCAGTCTCGATTGAGACTTGTTTGGTCAGCTCATGTACAGACTTCCAACATCCGTTTGCGTCTGTGACCATGTAGCCGTCAAAGTGTGAGTCAAGTACCTCGTCGCAGTACATCTGCCAGTCAAGGTCTGAAACGTAGTCAGTATCCTTGATGTTACGTCCAAAGGTTAGGTGATGTAGCATAGCTGCGTCCTCTGTTGGTAATGGTATAGGTTAGTGAACTCCTGTGGCGTGAACAACAAGAGTGATAGTAGTATGGTTATGAAAAGCATATCTTGTCTCCTTGCGGTGTGTAGATTGTGGCCTTGGTAGTGTACTCACTCAGCTCGTAGTTGAGCACGGCTGCGGCAATAGTCTGCTCGTTGGTCATAGTCAATACAGACTGGTCGAGTACGTCCGTGGCTTCTGCTGGTGTCAGAGAGAGTGCGACCTCGTTCTGCGTCTCGTCGTCCTCGCACTGCTTGTACTCTAGCCCAATGGCATCAAGCAGCTCCTCGCAGTCGCAGTCGATCTCGAAGTAGAAGTCGTACGTCGTCCTTGGTTCAAATGGTACTGTAGTCATAGTTGCGTCCGTCCTTGTGATTGTGAAATGGTTGGAATCTTTGTCTCATACCTCTATTATAGCATCTTATCGTGAGACTGTGTTGAGATGTGTGGAATCTCAGATAAGTCTAATGAGTCGCATGAGACTGATTGTGAATGAGTGTGAGACATGTGAGTCTCAACACACTTTGATCGGTCTCGATTTGACACGCTTGACAAACTGAGACTTACGTCTACGACTCATTGTCGAAGGCATCTTGATATACACATATGTCATTGACTAGACTCCTGCGAAGGCTAGCTGAGTCTCAGGCTTGAGATTGACTGCAATACCTAGTGTCTCAAGGTTCGCAATATCTTTAGCATTGATAGTCTTCTTACCTGTAAGACTTGTGAGAGCAGCAGCATATCTTGGGTCTAACACATAGTGTAGTTCTCTACCGAAAGCTTGTGTCTTAACTGTCTTGATGTTGGTCATGTTTGGAATCTCCTTTTATCTCTTATGCCTTTATTATAGCAGTCCAAACCCGAGATTGTCATGAGATTTCATCAGTCCCACACATATTATTTGAGTCACATGCGTCGCACATGATTGTGAGTCTAAGACTGAGATGATACTGATACAAACTAGAACGCCAACAGATAGCGAGTCGTATGCGTCTCAACAGTCCAGTGCGTCCTTGTTGCGCTGAGACTCACGGTTCTCGTCGGACTCATGCGACTCAACGTGTCTATAATAACGTATAGTGTCAAGGGGGATTTCCGACCGTGCTGCATACGTATATCGACCTCTCAAATTTCTGTCATTTTTTACGGAATAATGACTCTAAATACTGCTTTTTTAGTTGTAATCGCTGCTCTCTGAGGCTCAAAAGCGGCCATTTGTTCACTTTAAGGGCGACTTTTATCTTCCTCCATCGAGCTAGCAAGGCCCTTTCGAGGGCTGCAAATAGCTTCATGTTGGTTAGTTGGAGTAGGTTTATAAGGAATATCCACTCATAGGATATTAGGTACAGGAGAGGAGTCCACCCTTCTCTTCCCCTGTATAAGTGCGTGATCGACCTAACGCCAGTTATGGTGGTCGTTATAGTCGTCTAGACCCCTACATTCACGCCTTTGGTCTAGATCATACCCCATTACGAGGTGATTTGCGCTTGCTTGAGGGTTATCTAGGAACTCTTCAAGCATATTATTCCATTCTTCGCTCTTTCTAAGCCTTATTTGGTCTTGTGCAGAGATAGATAGGGCATCTGTGAAGTATTTTACACCCTGAGCAAGGCAATCAAGCCTGTCATCGTGTTTTACAGCCCTTTTTTCTCGACACATACGGCTCATTTGATAAAATAGCATATAGAGGAGCCGCTCTTCAGCTGGACTGTCTTTGTTGGACGCATAATCCCAGTCAATAACACTCCTGTCAACAATGAGACGATGCTGATTAAGAACAGGCTCCAAGGAGTCAATAATTCTGTCTTCTTTCCGAACATTTGCACGTACCTCTTCAATATCTATGTTTTGATTAGTGTTTATAAGGTGTTTTTTAAACAACTCGCCTACGATGCCATCTCCAAAGTTTGTTTCAATAACCAAGCTTGTGACTCCATATGTTCTGCATTTGGAGAGGATGTCGAGCAAGGTACTATCCGAGTACCCGTCCCTGTAGGCTGACATTTCATGCAGATAGATAAGTCCATTTCGTTGAGAGAGGAAGGCGGCAGCCGTTTCATCCGTTCCACGACCGCTTGGGTCAACACTGCAAATCGTTTCATCATACTCGCTCCATTCTCCCACGAGTTGCATTGGAGAGTAAAAGTAATCACCCGGGAGGCCGACTGTTGGGGCATCTCGTATGACTTTACTAGGATCTGAGCACCATATGATGTTTTCGGGTGCAGTAGTAGGATTAACGCTAGTGACAATGAGATCAGCCATTTTAAGGGGGAACTTCTGTGCATCTGATAGTGTTGTGTCTAGTTGAAACTGAAGCATAAAGTTGCTACGACCCATAGACGCTTCTCTTTCTATGAGGTCTTCATCTGTAAATCTATCGTCTGTAGGAGTCCACTCATCAACACCCTGTTCGATGTCTTCAAGTATATCCGGTGCTAAGACTTCTCCGTACTTGTTGAGTTTGTCTGCTCTTGGGTATCTTGCTGGCCAAACCATGGGACGATAGTTGCGCTCTGCCAGCCTACGATAAATAGTAAAAGTAGTCTGAGGAGTCCCGAGATACATAATACGGCTATCGTTCTTCGGGGTAAGGATCGACTCCGCTTCAGTACATAATTGTAGTAGTTTTTCACGCATGAACTCCGTAAGTGAGTTACCGGGTACTTCAACGTCATCAAGAATCATCAGGTCTGCACGAGATCCTGTTAGCTGTCCGGTAATACCAACTGACTTGACTGATGGTGCTTGGTGCGGACTGCAATTTACATCAAAGCTTATCCTTGACCATCTACTGTCGTCCGACTTAGGTTGGAGGTGGCTTAACCAAGGTGTGTCTATGATGAGTTTCTGTAAAAAGATGGACATGTTGTCTGCACGTTCTTTTGATGCAGAGATTATCATAACCTTTCTTTCTGGGTCGTTGAATAGTGTCCATAATACGAACGCACCAGTAATCCACGATTTACCTACACCACGAAACGCCTGCACTTGCAAACGCTTCGGGCCGTTCTGTAGGTAGTCCGCAATAGCGTACTGTGCCCTCGTAGGACTAGGCAAGCCCAGCTCTGCCCACAATGCCTGTAGGAAGAGCTTGAAGTCTTGCTGTAGTAAAACTAGGGAATTTTCCATTTTTTCGGTTAATCAATATCAAGTTCTTGTTGTGTAATTATCTCTTCTTTTGGTACTGGTAGAGGTGCTCTTCTTATCTTACTTTGTTGTATCTGCCTTTCCTCAGTTTTGCTAAGAAATGGGCCTGATCTTTGACCTCTAGTAGCTTGATCTGCATCTATACCAGCAGTTACTTCATCAAGTACTTTTTGCTGAGGTCTTAAAAATGGATACTCTGCATATAAATCTTTCATATCATCTTGTAGTCTAGCGGTAATACGTTCCATACGTACATCTTTTGTTTTAGGTAAGGTTGTTTGACCATCTACTATGGCTTTTAACCTTTCATATATTAGATTACGTCGCCAAGCAGATACATCTGTAATGCCTTTTGCTTCTAAACCTTTAATTAGTAAATCTCTAGCTTCTTCAGTTTTAGGATATAAGGCATCAACATAGTCACCTATCTCACCTAATAGTCGATTGTCTCCAGCTCTACGTAATCTTATATTACCAAGCTGACCAACTCTGTTAATAATGTTTTTGCGACTACCTGTATTTTCAATAGTTACAATAATTCTATCTTCAAGTCTAGGAGACTGGACTAATATACCGGGTGGTAGACCTTCTCTTTCAACTAATGCACCAGCCTTACCAGCAAGAGCTTTACCACCCTTACCTTCTCCACCATATCCTATACCTTCTACAACATTTTTAAGTGATATACGTCTAGCATCAAATGTAATTTCTGTATTAAATATACCATCTCTATCACCTTTACCAAGTCCATCAGTGTACAGTTTACCATCTCTACCTATGTATTCTGTATCCCAATACCAGTCCATATCATAAGTATTTTTAGACCTAGCCGCTAATATAGAATCTATTTCAGCTGCTGACGCATTAGGATTCTGACGTTCAATTTTTGCTTTACGTGCTTTTTTACTAGACTTAGCTGTTTTATGTTCAATTTGACCAACTCCATACCCTTCTTTACTAAACTTGTAAATTAACTCTTCTTGAGCTTTTGGATCTGGATATTTGTTTATAACATTCTTTTTAAAATCAGCTAGACCTTTGTATCCTGACTTACGTGCAATAGCATCTAGTAAAACTCTTTGAGCTTCTTTACTCGCAGGGTTTACAGCAAACGCTTCAAAACCGGGTTCTACTTCAATATTGTCAGCTTTTCTACCAAATACACGTTGAACACCCTGTTTAGTTTCGTCAACAGCTTTCTGAACTTGTTTTCCTAGCTTCTTACCAAACTTCTCTATAGGATTTTCAGTGCTTGCAGCGAAGGTTTGTGGTGCTAAATCCTCCTGTACGATTCCTATTCTACCATCTGGAGTTATAGGTAGCTCATCTAAAACAAGAGCTTTTCCAAGGTTTACTTTATTTTTCAAAGCCTTAAACGCTTCACCACCATCTTTGACACCGTAAATAGAGCCAATAGTACCACCCATTCCAAAGCCAGCTACTATATCTGTAGGAGTTACTTCTTCACCTCTACCTAATTTAGTACCAGTTACATCAATAACACCAGTAGTACCACCTCGTAAGACACCTTTGTAGAATCTGCCTGCTCTGGTAGCAGCTTTAAATGGCTGTAATCCGGGTATTAGACTAGCAGCAGATGCCGCAGCCATTTCACCCTTATTTATTGTTTTTTCTCCTCTTATCTTTTGATTTAAGTAGTTAAAAAAAGCAGATCCACCACTTTGTAGTGATGTTGTTGCAGCCAATCCAGCAGGCCCTGTAAGAGTAGAGGCAACTTGAAGAGCATCAAGACCAACGTTTCCAAAGATTTCAACTAAAAGACCAGCACCAAATCTAAGAGGATTGATTTCTGGATCCTGTAAATAGTCTCCTTTCTCCATGTCTTTTTGCTGCTTACGTCTTTCTTGAGGTGATTGACTAGGTAAGTTCTCTTTTGCACGTTGAGCATCTTGTTCTTTTATCTTTTCTCGAATCTGGTCGTCAGTTAGACCTCTATTATCTAATCCACGCTGTCGTAACTGCCTCTGTCTAAGTCTTTTATTTCTGTAGTTTATCTCATCATACCTTTCTTTGAGCTTTCTATCTTGCTCTTTAATGATGTCACCCAGCCCTTCTTCGCTGAGATCGTCTTGTACTATGTCATCTTCATTCATCTTATATGTGATAAAATAGTTTGTTCTCTTTCAGTGATGCCGAATGTCGACCTCATCCAGTCCAGCCAATTTTTACTACCTTTTTCCTGATTGCATCGTCGACAAGAAGGCACGACATTCGCCGTTTCATCTCTACCCCCTCTGCATTTAGGGCGTACATGGTCGATGGTGAGTTGTTGTAATTCATAAGTTCCTCCACAATAAACGCATTGACAATTAAAGTGCTCTTTGATAGCTCTTCTCCAGAGCCTTTTAGATTCTGAACTCGTCATGGTTATTAAGTTGTGTAAATAGTAATCAGGTGTTGGTAGTAATGGGGTCATTTTTTGCGACTTTTACGGTTAATTGATGGCTTTTGTGTTCTGCCCTTGGTTGTGCTACCCTTATAATGTGCGGCATCGAGGCCGTCACGGTTGCCATATGTACCAAGTTTCTTATTAAGTTTGTTCGCATTGACTCGTATTGCTAAACCTTTTGGTGTTTTGTTGTATTTAGCTTGTTGCTTGCGACGTTTGGCCGCAGCTTTAGGATTCTTCTTGTAATAGCTAGAAGTTTTTGCCATAGACTTTTCTCTTAACTAAAGATGGATCTACAGTTGGTATGATCTTGTTGAGTTTGTCCAAGGGACTACCCTCGTAAGCGACACCTGTAATGTCATTGGTTTTTAGCCAATCACAAGCTGCCTTTAGATCTTGTACTGTTGCTTCTCCACTCTTGATTCTGCGTAGAAAGTCCTCTGTAACAAGGTAGTGTAGCTCGTTAAAACTCTCTTCTGTTGCTTTCTTGGGTATAACCCTTGGATTCTCCATTATTCTTCTGGTAATAAGTTTTTCTTGACAAGAGCTGTTAGCTTGTCATCTACTGTGTTGTCAGTAGTCTTACTGTATGCTTCTAGTAGTTTTACTACAAGCTCTTTTACAGCTGTGCTGCCCAAAAACTTGAACAGTATTGGTTTGATAAGTGCAATCATAATGATGGTGTGTTAAGGTCTGCTTCATCTTTTACAAAACGTCCGGCTTCGTCACGCTTTGCTTTTGTTTTTTTCTTTGTCTTTTTCTTAGCTGCTTCTGCTTCTAAGGCTTTTAGTCTTGTGTGTGTGCTCATCGTTGCCAAAATTTCTTTTTCTTAGGTGGTTGTAGGGCAGATATTGGTACAATGTCTTGGCATAATACTTTCATTTCTGATCTAGGATGAAATGTAAAGCCACGTTGCATCAGCTCTGCGCATTTTAATGCACGTACTAGCTCGTAGTCTAGTCGCATCTTTTCTTCTTGACGTTTAGCTATAGCTTTACACTGCCGCAGACCTTCACGATCTAGCGGAACCATAAAGTTAACTTGAAAGCCCCAGTTCTGATTGATATTGTAACCATCTTCAACCTCTGGTTTAGTATCGTTACCCATATAGAAAGGACTAAACGTCATAGTAGACCCATTACATTGTATGTTTGGGCCGTATACCTGACGTGACGATGCACCGTTGTTTTGAAACTGTACGGCTTGGTTCGTCACATTACCCGTAGCTGCTGCTACAGGATTTGATTTGTTAACTGTATCTCCTTCAGCGTATACAGGTGTTACTGAGAGAAGACAGAGAGCGATGTAGTAGTAGAGTTTATTGTGTAGTTTCTTGTATAATCTCTTTGTTCTACTAAGCCTGCTGCTCTTGTTGTTGTTTCTAAGCTCCATGGTAATGTGCTATCAGTAACTGTAAATACTGCATCACCACCAGCAATGCCAGCACTCGCTGCTGCTGTAATATTAGAACCAGACCAAGTGTTTACGGCTGCACCGTAGACTTGTACTTGCTCTGTCTCTACGATAGTTTGAGTTGTAGTTGTTGTACTGTTCATAGACCCTGTAGTAAACTGGGGTGTGACAGTATTAGCTCTTGCTACTGCGGGTGATAACAGGGCTAAGAGAAGAATTAGTTTCTTCATTGTTTTGGTTTGTCTTCTTTTGACTTCTTGTTACCTGTAGACAGCCCGAATGTGGCCAGTGCACCCGTAAAAATCGAGGCGACGAACGTGATATCGGACGATGCTCCAGTCTTTTTGACCATAGGTAACTCTACGTAGTTTAGTGTAATGATAAAACCAGACCAGATAACTACGCCTAGACGCACCATGGCTCCTAGTATTTGCATCTGTTCGTCATGGTCATCTACATTCTCTTTGATTCTTTTGAGGATGCCTTTCTTTTCTGGCGGTTTTGTTTCCATTTGTTTATCTTGCCTTGTAAGAACTTTTGTATTCTATCTTTCAACGCATTGATTACAGGTTGTGTAACAGTCGCAGCTGCTACAGCAGTTACAGCAGTAACCGATGCAGCAATCAAGACTTCTTGCGATGGTAAAGTGATACTAGGTAAGGGCGGAAAGTGTATTTTTGGTGGGGGGTTGTCTGTTGTTTGCACCTCCTTTGTACCTTCGGGTCTTCGTAAATCGCTCGGAGGTACGACCAAAGGTTGATATGAGGGAACATCTGCTGTAGGGAGAGGTAAAGAGGGGGTTTGCAGTTGTACTGCATCTGGCAGTTTGATGGTAGGCAGTTCTATGCTGCTATCTCCTGTGCTGTCATTGTTGATATGGTTCTTGAATAGTAACTACTGTTGCTATCGTCTGCTGTTGAATTAATAACTATTACATAATTACTATTGTATGGAGTTCCAGTTTGCCACTTGTACTTAACTGCACTTGTTGTATTCGGAGAATCTAAAATTGTCATAGATCGTTCGGCAACATTTGCTGTCTGCGTCTGACCCATTTGCATAGTATATCTTTCTCTGCTTCCATCAGCATCACCTATATAAGTAGTCAACTGAGCATAAGAGTTACTACCAATCTGTCTCCATAGATTAAAACCCCCAGAAGAGTGACAACAAGCTGTTATTGTAGTAATAAGAAGAATCTTACTTGATGCTGCACTAGGAGTTATAGTTAATTCAAAACCTGTAATATCTACCATAGTTTGAGATTGTACGGATTGTTTACTGGTTTTTACTACTTGAACAGCTTGAAGAACTTTACCTGTACTTGTATTTGGAAATGCTACCTTACCATCTGAACTAAGCGTAATCCCGTCAGAACTAGCTGACGAGTTACGTATTGAGTCTACGATTATTCGTGACATTATCTACCCTCCTATGGTTTTGGGTAATCTGCCTTTACCTTTGCAACGTGATCTTTCCATGTAGTAGTTCCGTTTACTGCGTCCCAATACTGCATGTCTAGTTGATCGCCTACAGAGGCGTAAGCTGCTGCTCTGTCAGACTTGTATTTAATTGCTGCGGCTGCCTTGTCTAATTCTGTGCGAGCTGCTGCTACTTTGACAGCATCAAGTGTAACTGATTTACCGTCTTTGTCAAACGCTCCAGCGGAGTCGTCTATTGATACTACTGTGCCTGCATATGCAGAGTAGATTGCTTCGTGATCTAATGCCATTGTTGTAAAAAATAATTGTTGTTAAGCTGCTACTTCCATAACGGTTATCGTTGAAACACCGTTTGTCATGTAACTGTAGTTATCTAGTGCAACTCCACTATTAATACCAATAATATAACTAGAAGAATATGGAGAGTATGCTTGTAATTTATAAGTTGTTGCAGATGTTGTATTTGGAGAATCTAAAAAACTTTGAGCTATTGTATCTGCAATTACATAACTTGAATCATAACTTCCGAAAGAAGCTCTAAGCTGACTTGTAGCACTTGGGTTTTGGTCTCCAATAAAAATTGTACTATCACTATCTCTGACTAAACGCATAGCATAATACATAGCGTTAGAAAAAACCATTACAGAGTAATTAACCAAAACTTTATTAGAAGCGGAACTCGGAGTGATACTGACACTCATGCCTGTAATATCAGTTAAAGTTTGTGATTGGATAGTTGTTCTATTTGTCTTAACTGTTTGAACAACTTGCAAGATTTTACCAGCAGTAGTTGTTGTAGCTACTGTGCCATTTACATCTGGCAAAGTTAAGATTCTATGTGCACCACCTGTTGTTGATGCTGGAGCCTGTAAGGATACTGACCCAGAGGTAGAGCCTACTAATTTTACGGTCATGCTGCTACCTCCATTACAGTTATTTGACTAATAGGATTTTGACCTGATGAATTACTATTGTTAGAAGCAGCTGTGTTTACGTAATAAACATTTCCACCACTATTATGTGTAGTAATTTGCAGCTTATATGTTGTTGCACTTGTTGTATTAGGAGAATCTAAATGTGTACCAGTAGCCATATATGCAGCTATATGACCAACTGAGTCATTTCGAGTGTATATAAAATTACTACATCTTGTTCGAGAGTTTGAATCAGCACCTCGATAGATGTCTGTAGATCCTCTCATTAACTGAATAAAAGCTCGGTAGCCACCATTTGGGCCACCAACGTTAACATTGTAAGTAACTAAAATTTTATTTGATGCAGATGCTGGAGTTATAGAAACACTTAAACCAGTTATATCATATCTATCATCACCACTGCTAGAAGAAGTAAAACTTTGATTGTCTGTTTTGGTTGCTTGTACTACTTGAAGAATTTTACCTGTAGATATGCCTGATAAACTTGAGCCTGTTATTTGTCCAGTTGTTCC